GCCCTAAGACCTTTTCAATTTTGTAATCTTTGTGAAGTAAATGTTTCAAATATAGAATCACAAGAAGACTTAAATGCAAGAGTAAAGGCAGCCGCATTTATAGGTACAATGCAAGCTGGATATACTAATTTTCATTACTTAAGAGAAGTTTGGCAAGAAACAACAGAAAAAGAAGCTTTAATAGGAGTTTCAATGACTGGAATAGGTAGTGGTAGAGTTTTAGGTTATGATATGCAAAAAGCCGCGGATGTAGTTAAGAGAGAAAATTCAAGAGTTGCAAGAATTATTGGAATAAAAAGAGCAGCAAGATGCACGACAGTAAAACCAGCAGGAACAACTTCATTAGTTCTAGGAACTTCATCTGGTATTCATGCATGGCATAATAATTATTACATTAGAAGAATAAGAGTTGGTAAAAATGAATCAATATATCAACATTTATCTATACACCATCCAGAATTAGTTGAAGACGAATATTTCAGACCACATGATACAGCTTGTATAACAGTTCCTCAAAAAGCTCCAAGCGGCTCAATATTAAGAACAGAATCTCCGTTCGCTTTACTGGATAGAGTTAAAAAAGTTGCAACAGAATGGGTAAGTCCAGGACATAGAAAGGGTTCAAATACACACAATGTTTCTGCAACCATTTCACTAAAAGAAAAAGACTGGGAATATGCAGGAGAATGGATGTGGAAAAATCGAAATTCATATAATGGTCTTGCTGTATTACCATATGATGGTGGAACATATACTCAAGCTCCATTTGAAGATATTACAAAAACAAAATATAAAACAATGATGAAATCATTAACAGAAATAGATTTATCAAACGTTAGCGAAATAGAAGACAATACAAATCTATCAGGCGAATTAGCATGTGTAGGAGGAAGTTGTGAAATTACCTGATTGGATTCAAGAGTTATACCTTAAAGAGTTGTTTAACGCAAAAATTAAAGGTGAGAAAACTCATGATACGAATAGACCGGCTGCAGAAAAAATTAAAAGAAATAAATAAAGAAATAGATAAATACCAAAATAGTTGTAGCCATAGTCGCCAACACATTCAAGCCCTAGAGAATAATGATATTAGGCTTGTTTGTGATGCATGCAATAAAGATTTAGGCTGGCCAAACTATGATGAATTACAAAAATGGCTTAGAAAATGAAATATGTTATAGGAAATAATTTAGTCACTCAGATTGCAACATACATATTACCAAGTGTAGGACAATTAAATTGTGGAACAGACTATGATGATTGGAATATCGGAACGTTTTATATTCCATATTATTGTTTAGATTTTGTTCAAAAAGTACTGCCAGGAGCCCAGCTTGCAAAATATGAACTAAGAACCATGTATGATATGCGAAATACACTTTCTGCAGTAAAACCTAAGAATTTTGACCAAATATATAAATTATATACTAGAGGAAAAGTTAATGCTGAAACAGAATATCTAAATAGCATATCTGATGTAATAGATGTAGTTTCAATAAATGGAGAGTCTCCTTTACGTTCACTTATAATACTTCGTGATGAATTAAAACGATTGAATAAAAATAAAATAGAAAATGTCAAAATAAAGGAAATCGATGTAAAACAGCGACTAATTAAATTAGATGGTGGAAAAGAATATCTGTATAGTAATTTACTTTATACTTCTGATTTAACCAGTTTACTCAGTTTAGATAAAAATCATCTAGTTGAAAAGTATATAGAACAAAACTATGCAACAACTGAAACTTTTTCATTGCCAGTTGTTGATAAGTATGTATATCATTGTAAATTAGAAAATGAGAATGATATTGAAATATCAAAGATATTTGGCCAAATAGCAACAGTAGGAAAACCTTGGTTTAGGAAAATTTTCTATAATGGTAATGTTGTTTATGAATCATTGAAACAAATATTTGAAGACAAAATAGAAGGAAACACAGTTGACAAATATCTTGAAGAAACACAAATTACAGATACACTAGGAATAATAAAGGTTGCAGGAATAGATTTACTTGGAAAATGTACAGAATGGGATAATTCTGTAGGAATGGGACATATTATTAGACGATGCAATGCATTATCAGAATATTATGGTGATGATGAAAAAAATCATAAAATAATTTTCCCAGGTCAAGAAAATTTATTATATTAAATATATGAATGAATTCCAAAATTTACATGACTGTTTTCAGTCAGAATTACAATCAATTACCTATGATGGTAAGGATGTATACAGCAATAATAGCAAGCAAACAGAATTATTGTTTAGGTCAATTGCAATTCGAGATCCAAGAAAACTATCAATAGATCATCCATCAAGAAAATTTAATCCTGCATACTCAGTATTAGAATTTCTATGGTATCTTTCCGGGCACAGAAAAACAAATAATATTGGTAAATGTGCAAATATTTGGTTGAAAATACAAGATGATGTAAATGAAGTAGAATCAAATTATGGCACATATCTTCTTGGAAAACAATGGGATTGGATACTAAATGAACTAACGACAGACCGAGATTCTAGAAGATGTACAATAGTTATTAACCAGCCATATCACAAAAATAAAAATCCCTTAGATATACCGTGTACTCAATACTTACAATTTTTTATTAGAGATAATAAATTACACTTAGGTGTAAATATGCGTTCAAATGATATTATTTTTGGATTTTGTAACGATATATTTAATTTTGCATTATTTCAACAATTGATGTTAAATGATTTGAATGAACATATAGAAGAATATACTAAGGGTATAGATAAAGTTGAACTTGGAAATTATTATCATCATGCTGGTAGTTTACACCTTTATGAGATGCATTATGATATGAGAGATAATATTTTAATGGACCAATGCTTCAGTAAAGAAAAAAATTACGAACTTAATCCTTGGATAACTAGAAAATATATAGAAGAGAATAATATGACTCTTCCTATAGAGGATATGCCAAAATTAGAGTTAATGGCATTTACAATACAACAAATGGAAAAATTATTTATATGAAAAAGAAAGAATCAATACTTAAAAGAGCTGACGAAGTAGTCAATAATCGCTCAGAAGAAAAAGAAAGAAGATACGGACCTTTTAGTGAAGGCATGGAAAGAGCAGCAAAAATAGCAAGTGGCATGACTGGAAAAGATTTAGTAGCTGAAGATATTTATGCTGTTTTAGTATCATTAAAATTATCAAGACATTCTTACAATTACAGAGAAGACAATCTTTTAGATGCAGTTGCATATTTAGGTGGATTAGATAATTATATTAAGGAGAAAAAATCGTGAAAATAAATGTTATGAAAATTGGTGCTACAATTAACGCAAATAATGGTAGCATATTAACAGATGAAATAAATGCTGTCACGAAAATGTTATCTGATTGTGGCCACGACGTACACTATCATACAGTTCGAACTAGGAGTATGATACCTCTACCACATGCAACATTTCATGACTTAGCAGAAGTTACTGACCAATCATATAGTGATTATGACGCACTAATAGTTTTTAATGGAAATGCAAATTTTTATGGTGGATGTGAAGCTAGAGGAGATTTAATGGCTTATAAATTTATCAATAAGTCTACATGTCCAGTGTTTTACTTCTTAACAGATTGGTTATTACCATTACAGCAATTATGGCCAAATGTAGAGAAAAAACAAGTTCAATACCATTGGGATAATCAATATACTCAAGACGAAATTGAAGTAGTAAGAGAAGACATTATTATGATATCGCAAATCTACAATATGGAAACACTACAGGAAAAATACTTAGATAAAAGAGGAATAATATATGCAGATATAATTTATTTTCCTCTTCAAGATTTTATTATTCATGAATATTCTCCAATAGATTATGTTAAGCCAGAAGATAGGTGGTTAGATTTAATTTATGGTGGTACATTTAGAAGTGGACATAGACAAGATAAAATGATAGAATATTATTTTAATTATCCTGATAATTTTAATATTCAAATGTTTGGAAATATAAAGCCAGCTCATTTTAGTGTAAAGAAAACTACTGATATGAGGTTTCCAGAATTTATTAGTAAAAAAGTAAAACATAGAGAATTTTTTGATAGAATGCAAACATCAAAGGCCACTGTAACGATTAGTGATAAGTTGTATGAAGGATGCGCAATTTCAAATAGAACTAATGAATCTATAATTGGAAATGTAATATCATTTATTGATAAAGGATATGACCCTGAAATGAGAATATTTAGTGATAGATTATTGCGTAAGTTTAATTATGTTGAGTCAAAATCTGAAGTAATTGCAAGATTAAAATATCTTAATGATAACCCATCAGCATTTATAGAAATAATAAAGAGACAATATGAGAATGCAACAGGAAAAATGTCAAAAGACCAATACTATAGGTCATTTGTAAATATAGTAGAATCAAAATTAGAAAATAGAGAAATAGAGGAAATACAATGG